AATGCTTCATCTGTTAAACTTTCTGTCTCATCAAACTTACGATCAAGAGGAGTAGGAGAAGGAGCATTCTTGCCACCTATAGGAGGTGTTTTCTCTGCACTTGGTTGTGTTTGTTGCTGCTGTTGTTGCTGCTGCTTTTTGTTAGGGTCAGATGGTGTGTTGTCCCACTCAATGTCCATACCAGATAGGTCAGGCATTTCCATACCTTCGCCATCATCATCAGATGCTTCTTCTACTTCTTTCTCATCTTCAATCTTCTCTGCTCTACCGAATAGGTCGATTGCTAGTTCAACTACTTCATCAAATGTTTCTGTATTAGCAGCACGATCTACCCATACCTGCTCTTCAGTAGAGAACTCAATATCTGCATTACCTTTGAACCATAAGTTGATACGATCAATGAAAGGAATCTTTGTAAGATCTTCTTCATTAACACCGAAGAAATCTTGATCATTTAATTCTGTATATCCTTGGAAGAAAGATTTACGAAGACCTGGATATGTTCTCTTCATCATCTTCTCGATGCGTACATCTTCTAGAACATTTACAAATCCTCTGTCTGCATCATGATCTGTGTTTGGTGTATATAATGCATGTCCAACCTCATGACCAACAAGTAAATCATACACTGTATTAGATGCTGTCTTCCAGATAGGTAGAACTAGAACTCTGCTGTTAACATCAAAAGATGCAGTTGTCACTTTGCGATGCTCAACTGTTAGATTCTCTGTTGCTAATAATCTAGCGAGTGTTCCTTTTACTTCTTGATTAACTGTCATGTGTCTTTGTTTCGTATGTACTTATTATAATACATTTTTGAGGTATGTGCCAGTACTATGGACACTTTGTCAACTGTCACATGACCGCAGTTACACTCATTACTGTTGCACCAGGGTTTCTTGCGAGTGCTACCTTCTTAGCATCTTGGTAATCAATAGCAATTACTTCTTCATCCCAAACTTTTCCTGCTTTGAATAGAGTGACTTTACATACCATTAGGAATCATCCGACATTTTAGAGAAATCATTTATCTTCTCAAATTTTACAGTGCGTAAAAACTTATCTAATAATACATCTCCTTTGTGAGAAATAACAAATAGGTTAGTTGTTTGCCCTAAGGACTTTAGTATTTGTAATAACTCATTGGTTGCTGATGCATCAAGAGAAGAATCAAATACTTCATCAAGAATCAATAGATTAGTTGCTACACTATTCTTCATTCTAGCAACTTCTCTCCATGTAAACAGAAGTGATAGATCTATCTTCTGCTTCTCTCCTTCAGAGAATGAAGCATAACTAAAATCATCTCTAAATCTACTCTTTAACTTCTCATTAAACTCCTCATCTAGTGTAAAGTTAACAAAGAAATCCATACTGTTCAGATATTTATTGATTAACTTGTTAAAAATTGGCACATACTTTTTAATGATCTGACTTTTTATACCACTATCTTTCAACAACTGAGATATAACTTGAAACTCATCCAACTTTTTATTAACATGTGCACAACTTTTCATAGTCTCTTCTAAACTCATTTGAAACTCTACCAGAGAAGACTGTTCTTTGTCAATATTGGGTGTGACAGTTTTTAATTTGTTTATTTCTTTTTCTCTTCTAAGATTCTCTCTTTGTAATCTCAAGATCTCACGTTCTATTGCAGATATATCTGTTCTCATATCATGGCACCTCATTGATATATTATCTGCCTCTTCTATCTCATCCATCAATGAACTTATATCTACCTTAAGATTGTTTAGATTTTTTGCTATTGACTCACCAGTTTCTTCTAATGATTTTATTTTCTTATTCTTAAATGTCTTTTTAATATCTTGTGTACAGGTAGGACATACATCATTAGTACTTAAAAATTTGATTTCTTTTTTAGCACTCCTCAACTCAGAGTTCAAAGAACCTTGATCTAGTTTTAAATCATCTAGTGTACTTCTCTGTGATCCTGTATCTCTCATTTGCTTTTCGAGATTTGACAAGTTAAGTTTATTGAGTTTCAACTCTTTTTCTTGATCTCCGATTTCTCCCCAGTTTGTATCTATCTTATCCTGTATCTCTTTCTGTCTATTATCATTTACCTCTTTAAGTTGCTGTAAAAGTTTTGTTTGCGATGATACTTTTTGTTCTGCTACAGTTAATAAGTGATCACATTCTTTTCTTGATGATAATGTTTCCTTTACTCTATCTCTCAATAAGAGATTCATTTTTGAGAAGATTTTGATGTCAAGTAAATCCTCAATAACTTCTCTCCTGTGACTTGCTCCGAGTTGCATAAAGGGGACAAAAGTGGATGAACCCAAGATGACGACTTGCGTAAAGGATTTGAAGTTGAGTTTGAGAATCGATCCTTCAAGATACTTCTGAGTATCGTTCGCTGCTGCGTCTTGGTCCACGAGTTTGTTATTTCTGTAGAGTTCAAATACATTCGGTTTAATACCTCGGAATACACGATATTCATCTTTACCAATATTGAATGTAACTTCAACCTTGGTGCCCTTTTCGTTGATACTATTTACTAGTTGACCCCTAGTAATTTTTCTAAAAGGTTTGTTAAATAATCCAAAGCACAAGGCATCCAACATAGTGGATTTACCCGAACCATTTTGTCCTACTATAAGTGTAGACTGACTATCTTGTAGTTCAATTTCAGTCCACTGATCACCAGTGGAAAGAAAGTTCTTCCACCGCAATGTGTCAAATACAATCACTTAGCGTCTTTAGTCTGTGGTATAATGAGTTGGTTCTCTTTAATGATGGCGAATCGATAATCATAATTAACGCAGTTCATAGCGATAATGTCTGGATCAACTTCCATGAGTTCCAGTTCGGACTTACTACCGTTTGCTTCTAACATCAAAGCATATCTTTCTGCATCATCTTCTGACTCGAAAACAGTTACAGTTTTATGCTTAGACTTAGAGTGAACTGCGTAGATTCCTCCAGTGTTTTTTTCAGTAAGTACAAACATTACAGTTCAGATGCCTCGACATACAGTGATCTCATAACAGACTTTACATTAGACTTATCAACTTTAAGTTCTATTTCATCTATGTATGATTCAAGTAATGTCATGGTGTCCTCTGTTTCAAGAGTACTATCCGAACATTCTAGTTCAGCACTTAAGTCTTCGACAATCTTAAGATCTCCGAGACCTATATTTTGGAGTTGCTTGACTGTGTAGTCAAACTTTTGGTAATCACCTTTCTCTTCAACTATAAGTTTTACGAATGATCCTTTGAGGTCTTCTGACTCTGGGATACTAACTCCATTATTATAATACAGTTTATAAAAAATGTCAAAGGGATTCCTATAAAAAGTAGTCTTAAGAGTAGTCGTGTCAAAAACATGAAACCCTCTTTTACATCCGTAGTCATTCCAATATAATTGATAGGGGTTGCCTAGGTAACTGATATTACCTTTAGTAGATTTTTGATGATAGTGTCCACTAAACACTCGTTTAAATTTATTGAAGAACGTTCCATCCATACCACTTTCCATGACATGTCCTGGGTGTGCTTCAAAACCATTGAGTTCTAAGTGACCCATAAGCACAGGTGCTTTAGATCTTTGAACTGCCTCAAATATCTCAGACTTGTTTTCATCACAAATCCAAGGTATCAGTAATAGATCAGTTCCATCATAACTCTTAGTTGTTGGTTTGTCAATGACTTCAAAATTATACTCTTCTAAAAGTTCGTGGGGTGCATTTAACTTTATAGTATTCTTATAGTATATGTCATGATTACCAATCAGCATAGTATGATTCAATCCTAGTTTTCTCAAAGGATCAAACCACATTTCTTTTGCTGCATCTAGTGAATGAAAATTTATGTACCTTCTTCTATCAAAGGCATCGCCAAGACTGATGACTTCCTTTATACCTGATGCTTTGAGAAAAGGTATTACAACTCTACTATAAAATTTTTCATAGTGATTGATGAAGTGTTGATTGTCATTACGGACACCAAAGTGCTGATCCGTAATAAGAAGTATCTTCATGGACGACGAGTTTTTATTTGAATGTTATTCTTAATTGCATTATAGTCTGTATTACCTGATCCGTCAACTGTAAAGATATCAGAGTAACCATACTTGTCAATGATCTTATCTTTTATATCCATCTGTCTTTTTTCTTTAGCAATCCTACGAAGGAAAGCATAGTATACTATTTGAGTAAAATAAGCAAAAGGGTTCTTTGATTTTTCTGGATTGAAGTTTTTTATATATTGTACACAGTTTTCATACCCATCAGCAATCATGTCATCCTTATACATGTAGTTGATAAAGTTGGGTCGGAATGATAAGTGTGTAGCAATTTTGAGGAAACACTCACCTAAGTATTCATCTATCCTAGGTTCAGTCGTACCTGCTTTTTCTGCGTCGGCAACTTTATTTTTATACACTATAATAGACTCCAAAAACCTTTTGTTATCTACATAGTGAGGTTTTCTTTTCTTTGGGGCAGCAGGTTTTTTCTTTCCTTTAGTAGGATCTTTAACCAGTACTTTCCCCTCAGGGTTAGGTTTTTTGCTTGGCATTTAGTTATACTTTCCAATAATCTATTATAGCATTACTTGACAAGGGTGTCAATATAGTGTACAATATGACTGTAAGGAATCAAGGGATTTTCTTAGTCTTATATATCTTCTCAAACATACTTCGGTAATCTTCTATATCACCTACTAATCCCATAGTCTTGTCAGGGTCTATGCGATATCCAGATTCTTTTGAATCTATTGGATCCCCGCCCTCTGCCATAACAAATGCTTGATATAGTAGTTTAATATTTTTGCTCATGGTAGATACACATATGACATCTTTCTCTCTAAGAACATAGAAATCCTCATCAGATAGTTGTTGCCATTTCACAAATCCCATGCCCCTAGCGATTTTCGTTTCACTGATAGGGTTAGTAACAATCTCAACCATTAAAGGATCTTGTAAAAACACAAGAGATTCATTGTGATCCTTAGTGATAACTGCTTTAGCAAGAACTTCGTCTCCACTAACCAGTTTAAAGATCCCAAAAAATTCCTCTTCGTGTTTTATAAAATTAATCATGCTTAAGTTTAACGTCTATGATTTCATAATCAAACTTTTCTTCATTATATACTTTGACTCTTTCCATCAAGTGATTTAACGTGTAGTTATTTCCCCTGTCTGTTGAGATATCATCAGCAATATCATAAAGAACTGCTTTTGATTTATTGTCTCCTTTCCGCAATACTCGTCCAATAGACTGTAAATTACGAATCCGAGATTTAGAAGGACTAGCAAAGATAACATTGTGTAGATTACGAATGTTTATACCTGTACTGAACGTACCATATGATGCAACTATAATAGCATTGTCTGCTTTTTCAGTAAGATTTCTTATGTCTTCCCGATCATCAGTATCAATACCACCATGTACAAGATATACAGGTTGGTCTGTATGACTATTTATGAGATTAAATAAAGGAATCCCATGCCGATCTACATAGTTGAAGAGTATCAGAGTGTTACCTTTTAAATCTATTGCAAGTTTTTTGATGAAATTGTTTCTACCACTGTGTTCTACTAGGTAGTCCATCTCATCTTGATATCCTTCAAATAGTTTTTCATCATGTTTCAATAAAATGACTTGTACTTTTAACTTAGCGACATAACCTCGTTTCATTAACTTACTAGTCTTAGTCACTTGTGAACATCTACCAAACAAACCCTCTAGTACCAGTTGATTTACGTTGGCACCATCTAGTGTACCAGTAAATCCTACACGATATTTACAATCATGTAACTTACTCATGAGTGTACTTAAAGATTTTGCTTTAAATTGGTGTGCTTCATCACCTATCACACAGTCAAATCTATCAAACCATTTCTTTGGTTCTTTGTAAACAGACTGCCAAGTGGTAATCACTACCTTATGGTTCGTGTATTTCTCTTGTCCTGCATATATTCTGTGGCAATAAGAGGATGCCTTCCACCCATATGATTCAAAGTCTTTATACATTTGTTCTACTAGAGAGGTAGTAGGAACAACAATCAAAACATTTCTAGTCAAATTAGTATAGTATCTCACCAATGCATAGATCATCAAGGATTTCCCGCTTGCAGTTGGCGACAATAGGAGTCGTCTGTTGTATCTCAGGCATTCGTATATTGCTTGATATTGGTAATCGCGTACCTTTACAGGAAGATGCAATGCTTTCACAAACCCTGCAACACCTTCGGGAGTAATAAGTTCATTGAAATCATCAGGTGATCCATAGAACTCATTCTCTTCTATCTCATATTCATACTTATTTTTCTTTGCCCAGTCTGTAAGATAGTCTACGAGACCACAATATAACTCACCTGTAGCAGGAGAGAACAAACGTATCTTACCATCCCATCCTCTATATCTTTTCGTCTTCTGCATAAATTTTGCAGACTCAACTTCAAATGTAAAAAAATCTGCCAACTCATACTTGACATGATCAGGTGCTTCTACTTTTAAATATACCTCATTCTTTTTTGCAATCTTGAGGTCCATCATTTTGACTTAAGTCACTATATTATATAGTGTATCACTAGGAACCTTCTTTCCACTTAGTCCAATCTATTGCGTTCTTGATCTGAAAGTTTCTAACACTAATTTGTTTTATCACACTTTCTAAAAAGAATATAACTTGATCAAGATAATCCATCTTATACTTCACTTTTCTAATATCTTCATCTGCCTCTATGAACATGTTGATCTCTTCTTTAGTAGTAAGTTTGAGATCAAATGGCATTTCTTTATATATCGTAGCAGGTGCTTTACCTTTATAGTATAACCATTTCTCTTTAAGTAATCTTCTATAGTCACCATCCTTCTCTTTCTTCATTAAAGAAAAAGTATTATAGTATTCCATGTACTTCTGATGTAATCTGGGAATCTTTAGAGACTCCTCACAGTAAAGATCATCATCTATTTTGCAGTCCTCTTTCCAGAGATTCTGCAGTGTTTCAAGATTCATACTCCTTGGTCTTTGTTACTTGCAAACCATTCTTTCATTGATGTCTGGTATCCAGATTCACGACTCGGTTCTTCCTTGATCCCCTTCATCTTCTTGTAGTCGCTGTGCATCGCTCCCAGTAACCATGCCTGTGCTAGTTGAGTCGGTCCCTCTTTCAACAATCGGATTTGTAATTTCGATAGACCAGCTTTCATCTCCAAGTACTCCTGTCTCCACAATGTGTGGGGTGCTTTGTCTGTCATTTTCTTCCCAATCTCCTAGGATTTTTACTGTTTGACGATCAACGTCGTCCATAGTCCTTAATATTTTACCATCAATCCACATTTTATGCAACCATTCTATAAAACCTGTAACTAAAAAGGAGATAGGAAAGCGTTGTTTCTTTGCCCACCTCTTAGATTTAGTATACCAGTTATCTTTACCACCCCAATAATGTTCAAATTTGTATTCAAACTTCATCGTCTTGTCTGAGTGTTAACGTTTCTTATCTCATAAAGTAGATATTGGAACGTCACACTAGCAGTAAGAAACTCACTGTCGGTTGTTGTTACATTAAAATCTAGTGTACTAAGTTGTGTAGGAAACAGATCCTTAAACACTACATCAAAATTTGCAATATTATTATTATTTAAAACTTGTAGAGTACCATCAGAAACTTTAAAGTCCTGACTACCTACTACATCACTATTGTTATTTACCCATTCTCTTCGTTCTTGTATAGTATCAGGTGTACCTAATGCACGAATCCAATTGTGTAACTCCATATAGTTTCTTAAGTCTTCATCAACAATAAAATCTATGTTTAATGTAGAGTATTGGATATTACCTTCTAATGGAACTGATACGAATCCTCGTGTAGGTATTGCAATATCACCTAAAGTAAGTTCGGGTATGGATGCTCTCTGACACAAAAAAGATGCCTTCTTTGCTTTATCTAATAGGAAAACAAATCCTATAGGAGACAAGAAGTTCTTATTTGTTAGTTGGTCTTTATACCAGTTAGACATTTTATGCGTTTATATTTTCTAACCATGATGTAGATATGTATTTCTCACCTGACAGTGGAGGATTACCTCTATGCACATGAGTAAACCCTGCTGGCCATATCAAAAATTGACCTCTTCTAGGTTTGTATCTTATGGATTGATATAGAAATTCAGTTTCACCACCATCATCAACATCATTAAGGTACATCATTGTTGCAAGTATACGTCGATTAGTTCCTAAAGAACCATCTTCTGAATGCCATGCATGATACCCTTCACTAGGAAGTGTTCTTTGTACATTCAAATATACCTGTTGGTATCTAAAATGTAATAGATGTTCAAATTTATCAATGTATTCTTCAAGACATCTACCAGTAACTTCATTATATTGTTTCATGTACACATAACCTGCGTTATGATCTACCATGAAATCTTCTGTGGCAAGACATGTATCTTTACGAGCATGTGCTTTGCGTTCTCTACCGAATAAACCTTTACGTTTAAATGTAGATCCAATCTTGTTTTGATAGTTCCAATAGTCAATCAACGGTTGAGTATCATATTCCGTATCAAAGATACCTATGAACCCATCATATCTAATGTCAGTAATCATATTAAAGAGTCATACAATCCTATTTAGCACTGGTCTGATGTACTCATTGAGTCAACTAAAAAATCTACACACCCCTTATAATCAGTATGATAACTAGGATAGGTAAAATCTTGTTTAGGTTCCTCTTGCATTACGATGTATTTTCTTTCATCAAGAACTTCATTGATGAGATCTTTTAATTCTGCCCTCAATGCATCTGATAAAAGATTCATTTGTTTCGTCTCTAAAGGTGGTATGGCAGCATGTTGCTCTTCAATAGTTTTACCACTTTCTCCATTCCCGTAGGACATTCCTTGTGTGTTAATCACGTTGCCTCCAATCATCTGATTTGTTGTCATTGCGGAACCAGTCTGCTATGTCATCTGCTCCACCGAAACCCCTTTTATGTTTACTTGAATCGGGGTTTCCAATATCCAAGTACTTAAGAAAACTTGAGTCATCGTCCCTTTTTAATCTTCTTGCTGAACTCAGCATACCTCTTGCGGACGTATTTGCTTTTGCTAATTTCTCTGCCCATATCATATCGTCTAAACTTACTTCTTGTTCTGCTGCGATTGCTTTACATATGCCTTCTAATCGAAGGCGATACTGGGTAGATAACATATGCTAATATTGTATATTATTTTTATTTATCATCTCCGAAATAATAGGGGAGGTTGGGTTTCTGTATACCAACAAAAGATGGGCATTACTACAGAGTAAATACATCTTTGCCTGAGACCCGACTGGTAAGTCGATTCACCTCTCGGTGCAGCACCACCTGTGTCTCATCACCTTAACTAGCGGTTGCCAGTAAGTTTATTCAGTCACTCCCGACGTTGCGTCCAACAAATATATTATAGCATAAAAAAAGAGGGTGTCAAGCACCCTCTTAAAAGATAAGCATTTTTACTTAATAGCAAAAACTCTATTTAATGAAGTAACCTGTTGATCTTTCCACTTAAATGCAACCTTATCCCAATTTTTACCAAGTTTAGATCCTTTTTCATCACGCATATATTTGTCTATCCAATAGCAAGCATAAGATACAGTTCTATTTAATCCATCAGCATTAAACCAACTTGTACCTTTAGATTTAAATATATTGGCATTTGTCCATTCCCAACATATGTGAGAAATACCATCCCACTCTCCACCTTTTGTATTGAATGCTCTTTGGTCTATATCCTTCAACCCTTCAATAAGTTTGTCATTACAACATCCATATTTTTTAAGAGACATTAATGCAGTGCAAACAAGTGCTTGATCCCAGTTAGAAGCAGTAGTAATTATTTCATCAAGTGCTTTTATTTCTTCTAAGAATGCACCAACTTGACCTGGAATTTCGGATGGTTTAACATTAAGTTGATTCCATGTTTCTGGAAAAAAGAAATGACATGCCTTATTTAATCCTGTAAGAATTTGTCCTTTCATTAATTTATCTGATACTGGAGTATAATTATACATTCCAGAAAGAATACCATATACTTTTTCTTGATTTCTTTCAACACTATCTGGTGAATCGAATGTATTATATGACTCTCGTATACGTTCTATACTATCAAATGAATATTCAATTACAAATACTTTTTCTGGAATAGCATCAGATCCACCTCTACTCCAATTTAATGCTCTAGTATTGGAATCAATTCTCCATACTTTTCCTGCTTTATATGTCTTTCCGTGAACTATATCTTTCTTAGTAAGTCTAGCAAGAATTACCACTACATGTTCTGGCATCAATTTTGCTAAGTGTTTTTGTGCTTTACTTAATCGAGCTTCTGTATTTCTCTGGCAGAATACTTCATCTAATTCTGCAAAATCATTATAGTTCATCCAATATGAATTGATGATATTACTATTATGGTATGGTTTGAAGGGTACTATATCCCCATCGTTTCTATAAACTGGCATTTTTACCTCTGTGTATAAACTAAAACACTTCCCAAAAGGAGGGTTGTGCGAGACAACTATATTATAGCATAAAAAAAGAGGGTGTCAAGCACCCTCTTAAAAGATAAGCAATATTGCCTATTACATTAGGTTTGCAACCTGTACTCTTCTGTAGTACTTATTAGCATTAGCAGTAAGTGCGCCAGAACCTTGAGTAAGTCCGCCTGAGAATGGGTTAGATACCATACCGTAACGAGTCTTGAAACCAATTTTTGGTTGGAAGGTGTCAGGGTTGATTGCTCTAACTTGCTGTAACGGAACGTAAGGACAGTAGAATAATCCTGCGTCGTAAGGTGAAGTACCTTTGTATCCTGCAACATAGAAGTGCTTGTCTGCTACGTTTGCTGAATATGGGTCAACATAAACCTTGATTCTTCCGTTGAGTGTACCAACTAGAGTTGAAGAAGTATCGTCTACACCTGTTAGAGGGTTGTTACCCTGTAAACCTGGAGCGTAGTCTAGAACTCCTGCCATTCCTAGTGCTGATGCAACGTCTGCTGAACAGATTAGAATGTTGCCCTTCCCGCGACGAGTTTGCTGACCGATAGCGTTAGCGTCTCTTTCTATCTGGAATAATAGTCCTTTGAATTTCTCAACTGACCATCTACCATTAGAGTCAACGTCTAGGTCGAAGATACCTGCAGTAGAAGTATTGTTCTGTGCACCTTTTACAGCGTTTGTGTAAATGGTTCTAACAACTTCTCTGTTGATTTCTGCAAGGATCTCTGTTGACAGAATGTTTGACAACTCTTGCTCGGCATCAAGACCATGAATCGCTTTCAAGTCTTGAGCTAGTTCGATGCTGTACTCTGCCTTTAGTGCTCTTGCTCTAGCAGTAACAGTGACTTTCTCGATTGAGAAACCCATTTCTCTGAACGCAGTGTTAGATGAACTATCGTCTAGTCCTTCAACTGCTGCTGTTGTCATACCAGTAGCATCTGCTGTCTGCTCGTAAGTACCTGCAGAGGCATCGTTAAGAACAGCAGGGTTGTTACCTTCTGCGTCGTTTGTTGCGTCGGATGCGCCAGGATCGTATGCACCTGGACCTCCAGAGAAACCTGCGTTTGGCTCGTCGAAGAATGCTTCGTCGTAACCTGATGCGTTTGGATCTCTTTCAGAACCGTAGTTAGTTCTCATCGCAAAGATAAGTCCTGTAGGACCTGTCATTGGTTGAACACCTGCGATATCGTAGGCGATCAATTGAGGCATTGAACGTCTGATTAGAGAGATCAGTACAGGGTCGAAACCTGCTACTGGACCTGTTGCGGTTGAACCGCCAGTGTATCCAGTTGTTTGTAGAGTCTCAGAAAGGATTTGTCCTTCTTCGATCTGTGCTTTTTCTTGGTTTTCAAGTAGTTGTGCGACTACGCCTTTCTTATAGTTATCACTAATCTCTGGGAGAGCATCGTGATTCAGAACGGGTGCCCACTTCTCTTGTAGTTTTTGAACAGTCATTTGCTGTTTATTCTCCTTTTAGAAGTAGTAATTTTGTTTAATTATTTGGACCATCGAGCGATTGCATCGACATACTTAGACATCGTGCCACTCTCTGTGCTTTCGACAAGGGGTTGTGTTCCATCTTCGGTGGGTTCCTTCGCTTGTTCAGCGATCTCAGCCTTCCTAGTGAAGTATGATTCCTTTATCGTTTCGATCTTCTTACGAAAATCTTCTTCATTTTCAAACTCAACACCCTCTGCTAATGATGCTAACTTCTCCTTTTGGGTTTCTGCTAGTCCAGTAGCGCATTCGTTCACAATTTCCATTTTAACAAACTCGCCAATTCTCTTATTTAAAGATACATTGGATTCGACTGTTTCGTTGAGTTTCTTTTCCATTTCATCTATCTCTCCAACCATACCGTCAAGTAGATTGAATTTTTCCTCAGGCACACTGAAGTTGTGCTCTAAGAAAAGGGTTTTTAGACCATTGAAGAATGATTCACTCATCTCAGTCTTAATACCGTGCTCAACTTGGAGACTATTCTCTTTCATCCAAGTTTCTGCAGCATAAGATAAGTAGTCATCAACCTTCTCGGCTAATTCTGTTTTGACCTTCTCTACTTCTTCCTGTAGAGTAGATTCAAATGCTTCTTGCAACGCTTTTACTTCGCTGTTCACTTTTTCTGTGACCACTGCCTCGAAGATAGTTATTGCTTTTGCTCTGAATTCTTCTGATAATTCTTCACCAGAGACAAGAGCGTCAACATCTTGACTAAAGTCGTACTTGGTTTCAGTGATTGCTTCTTCTTCACTTTCTGCGTCCTCCATTTTAGCGGATGCTGAACTAGGTTTAGTAGATAAGGATTTAGAACCTTCATGCTTTACTGCACCTGCAGCAGACGCACCTGCGTTCTTAGTACCTTTTGCACCTTCTTCTGAATCAGTATTAACATCGATAACTTTTGCAGCACCACCTTTCGATGTATCGATTGGCATGCCAGGTTTAGCGTCTTTGTTAACCGCAGTTTTAGATTGGGTAGTGCCTTCGGTCACTTTTTCCATATCATCAAGATTTTTTTCGAGGGTCTCAGCCATTGTTTGAACTCCGTTTTGCTTTAAGCGTTGTCTGTATTTATTTATAAATCATAAACTCTTCAAAAACTGTTCAAACGCGGAGACTTTGCGTTCTTGTAAGTTAATGAGGGTTGCTTGATCTATTTCTTGCTTGATTTGAGCAACTGCAGACTCTTTAAGTATGCCATTATCCCAAATCCACTCCTTTCCTTCCATGATACCATCCACAAATGCGTCAGGTGCTGAAGGATCTGCTACTATATCAGCAGCAGTAGCGAGCATAAAGTCATCCATAACAACATTACAGTTCTCTTCCTTACGGATTGAACCCATGCCACGGGATGATACTCCTAATTTTACGCCCTCGTCTAGCAATGACTTGGCGATTTTACCTGATGGTGTATCAAGTAATTTTGCTCTACCAATAAAGTTATTAC